CAGAAGACGGCATACGAGATCTAGTACGGTCTCGTGGGCTCGGAGATGTGTATAAGAGACAGGCAGCAAGTTAAGCTGTTTTGCTGACTGAACATCAGCAGAATATTAAAATCTAAAGGCAGTAAGGTTCAAGAGTCAAAGTAGTAAGGGTTAGAAATGTCAAGGCAGCACGGAGCAAGGGAGCAAGGCAGTATCTCAAAGGCGAGAGCCGAGAGAATGTCCTAAGATAAGTTAAGTTTCCCTGTTAAGTTCGGGACTTCTTAGGCTTCCTGTTTGGGAGGGTTAAAATAAATAAAGGGAGAAAGGTTTATGAAACTAATTGAGGCACTGAAAAAAATCAAAGACGAGCAGAGAAAGGCTGACGACCTCCGAGAGAAGGTAGCCAAGCACTCCGCTCACCTGAGCATTGAGACCCCTGTCTACAAAGACCAGCCGAAACAGGTAGCAGGGTGGATACAGGCTCACTCCGACATTCTCAAGGAAATCCTGCGACTCCGTATTGCCATTCAGCGAACCAACCTAGAGACTATGGTCGCCATAGCTGTAGGTGCAGGTGGTTCAGACGTAACGAAGTCTATCGCTGAGTGGATACACAGACGCAGGGACTTGGCTGGTGAGGAGTGCACTATGTATCAAGGTCTCACTGACAGGGGATTGAAAGAGGGGACAATGAAGCAGTCCACCGAGCAGCTTGTTGATGTTAAGATTGTCCGTTGCTACGACCCTGAGCAGAGAGACAAGATGATAGACCTGTATCAGAGCGAGCCGAGTGTTATTGATGCACGGCTTGAAGTCGTCAATGCCGTAACCGACTTAATAGAAAAATAGCTTGCCAGTGTGGAGAGCTGGCAAGTAGGGGGATTTGCTGGTGTATGCAGTCCCAGAAGTGGGTAGAGTTACTAGCAAGTCCCCCATCTAAGGAGCAGTAGTGCCGACAAGAACATATTATAACAGGGGCAGAATGGTATCAAGAAAGATAGCCATTGACCCTAAAGTTAATGACCTTGACGATACCACCTTCCTCTGCTTCCTGATGATGATACCACACCTAGACGCTGAGGGCAGGCTACACGGAGACCCTGTTATTCTCAAGGGTATATGCTTCCCTAAGAGGGACTGGACTACCGAGCAGATAGACTCTATGCTTAACACCTTACAAGCAGCCAAGAGAGAGGACGGACTAGGGCTAATAGAGCGGTATACAGCCAAAGGTATACATTGCCTCTGGATGGCTGGATTTGAAAGCGAGCAGATAAACTTCCGCAAAGACCACGAAGCAAAAGGCAAATACGGATACTCTGATATTCCTAACCCACCCAAAAGCCTGCTCAAGATGTGGGGTGGGACAGGTAAGAAAAAGAGGGGGACACCACCAGCAACCAGCTCACCGCTTGATGAAGTGCTAGACCCCAAACTACAGGAGTCCGTAAAGATAATTGAGGAGACCTTTGGTAAGCCGTTAAAGAACCTTGAGTTTGATACACTGAAAGACATACTGGACACATACGATGATGCTGATTTCAAGAGGGCTGTAGAGGAGGCAAAAATACACGAAGCCCATAGCCCTATAAAATATATTGAGACCTGCCTAGAGGCTTGGGCTAAGAAGCAGCCACCAGTTGAAGTGAGTGGTGATGAACAGGGATTGGTGGAGGATAAGGAATGAGCGAGACTCTGAAATGTAATAGCTGTGGTGGGGGCTACGAGCCGAAGTATTGGGGAGTGTCCGATACTGATATGGGTTCTCATAGTGGCACTCGTATCCTGAGAGGGGGTGGTCTGTGCCCAGACTGTGCCAAGAAAGCCTACGATGATGAGATAGCCAAAGAGAAAGCTGCTCAAGCTGCAATGATTATGGGAGATAGGCGAAAGAGCAGGGTAGAGTGTGGTATACCTCCACTGTTTATGAATAAGGACTTTAGTAACTTTGAGAAGGGCTATCAGGATACAGCCTTCAACAAGTGCTGGAAGTATGCCAACGACTTTCCCACCGACAAGAGACCGACAGGCGTTGCATCGCTATACCTCTACTCAAAGGATACCTATGGAGTGGGCAAGACTCACCTTAGCTGTGCCATAGCCCACAGGATATTAGACAACTGGAAAGGTGCGGAGCGTGGCTGCCCACGCATAATCTTTGTGAGTGAGCCTGACCTGTTCAGGAGTATACAGGCAACGTATAGCTTTGACCAAGAGGAGAAGCGGATGAGAGAGTCTGAGGACGACATCATCAAAAAGCTCACATATTGCGACCTCCTCTTACTGGACGATGTTGGTAAGGAGCGGAGACAAGACCCCAGATTTATCCAAAGGACTCTGTTCGGTATCATAGACGGTAGATACAAAGCGGAGCTACCTATAATACTGACGGCTAACCTTGATGCTGATGGTCTCAAGGCTCACTTAGAGGAAGCATCCTTTGACCGCTTCGCTGAAATGATTAAGGGCAAGCGTATCAATATGAGCGGTAAAAGCTACAGGAGAAAGTGATGGGTCAGACCATTAGTGAGAAAGACTTTGCCACTTGGTTTGAGGAGCTGCTTGATACCTATGGTTACAGGTGGATGCACCCCCGACCAGCCAGAGTCAGGCGTGGTGGTAAGGACGTATACGAGACTGCCTACACTGGACACAAGGGCTACCTTGATTACACGATAGCCCACGAAGTAAAGCAACGCCTCATCTTTGCGGAACTCAAGAGCGAGACAGGCAAGGTAAGCCCAGACCAGCAGCTCTGGTTTGATACCTTAGAAGCGTGTCAGAAAGTTATCTTACTTGAGCCTATGATAGTAGTGGGTCGGGAAGCATCGCTAGAATTAAAAGGTCTGATGGACTCATTGACTATACCCGAAGTCTACATCTGGCGACCTAGCCAGAGGGATGAGATAGAGGAGATATTGAAATGAGCAGTTGGGTATGTGAACGCTGTGGTCGTGAGGCAGGGGTGAGCTTCTTGTGCGACAAATGCCATCGGCACATCTGCCAGAACTGCATCGTGTTCAGGGACGGAAGGCAGCTCTGCTTAGACTGTGCCTATCCTAAAGAGGAGGTAAGGATTGATGGAGAACCAGAACTTGTGCCAGCCTAGCTTAGAGGCTCTAGTATCACGGATGGAAATGAGGAGGCAGGAGTGGCTGAGAGCCAGAGCGAAGGCTATTGATGCTTGGATTGCCTTTATGATGCCGAAGCTCTATAGGGAGCAGCACGAACTGACTGAGGAAATGGCTCGCCTGTTCGCTGATATGTGCTTACCCTACCCGACCATCCAAGATATACTTAATTGCAGTGAGGCTCTAAGCAATGTTTATGTGCCAATGGAGAGGAGGCAGTTGAAATGAAATGTCCAAAGTGTAAAGAGGGGTTGATAAAACTAGGGGTGCTTCTCGGTGGTGTCCAGATGTGGGGCTGTAAGAAGTGCAGAAGGGTATGGTGGAAATCCCCCGAAGAAGAATGGTATCAGGTAAAGATAAAATGAAAGAGACTCCGCTAATGTTCAGCACCGAGAATGTTATTCGCATAGCCAAAGGTCTCAAGACGCAGACCAGACGAGTAGTGCACCCACAATTCGGGCTGTCCCCTAATGCTGGTAAGCCTTACATAGATGGCAATGGATACCTCTGTGTTATCCGTAACCGCATTGAGTTTGATGGCTGGTTCTACCTCTTGAATGAGAAGGGTAAAAAGATTAAGTGCCCCTACGGTGGAGCAGGCGACCAGATATGGGTCAAGGAGACCTACTATAACTTTCAATGTGCTGGTGAAGCTGTCGTGTATAAGGCTAATCTGGCGTGGGAGAAAGAGGAGAGACCCAAGCCTGCTGACGGCTGGAAGTCTGCTATGTTTATGCCCAAGAGATTGGCTAGGATATGGCTGACGCTTAGTGAGTCTTGCCGAATTGAGAGGGTGCAGGAGATAACAGAGGAAGATGTTATAAGAGAGGGTATTTCGCCATACACATTAGCAAGGGGTGTCTTGGCAGATGAACCACCTGACCCAAGATGGAACTTCATTGAATTGTGGGACTCCATCAACAAGAAGCGTGGCTATGGGTGGGACACTAATCCCTATGTCTGGGTCATAACTCATAATGCCTTCGGAGTCCGCCTTAAATGACATCGCAAGAGATTGTAGATAATACAAAAGACTCACCGACCTGTGCTGGCTGTTACTACTATCAGGGCAAGAACGAATGTATGCTCCCTATCGGCAAGCCCACGCCATCCACGAAGTCAGCCAGAGAGCATTACAGGTTATACTTCAAGAGACCCTGCCATAGAAAAGGAGGAGAGAAATGAGCTGGTTTGCGATATTGTTAGCTATACACTTTGGGCTTGGAGTTTTGTTCAAACTCGCCGAGCTAGGAGGATGGAAGCCACAGAAACAGTCTCAGTTCTGGCTAGGATTTGCGGTTTTAATCTGGGGCTTCTTCTTCGCAGGAGTGTTCTTATGGGTGTAAACAGGATTAACATAGAGAAGCCGATATGGGGGCATCAGAAGGTAGGTGTGGCTGAGTGGAGAATGAACGATGCTGTTATTGAGGTTGATATTCTCTACAAGGATAAGAGTGGTCGGAGGGTCTACCCCCACCTTTACCGAATGGCGACAGCTAAAGCTATGACCTATCCTGTTCAGGTAACTAAGGGGACTAGGCTAAGGGTAATACCGATAAAAGACTTTCAGGAGGTAGTGAGAAATGAGGTATCCGATAATATACGCTGACCCGCCGTGGGAATTCTTAAAGGGTTTATGGGAACGCCAGAATAGTAGAGCTTCCTCTCATTATCCCACTATGACTATAACTGAGATATGTAACTTGGGGATACCCTTGCGAACTTACATTGCTGAGAATAGCCACCTATACTTGTGGATACCTAGCCAGCAATTAGGCAATGGTTGGGGAAAGAGAGTTTATGAGAGTTGGGGATTTACCCTGAAGAACATAATCACTTGGGTAAAACCGCAAATAGGAATAGGTTATTATTTTCGCAACACTACTGAACACTTATTATTTGGGGTTCGTGGCTCATTAAGAACACTAGATAGAAGGCAAAGCACAGATGTTACTGCCAATAGAGAGCGACATTCAAAGAAGCCCGACCTATTTAGAGAACTAATTGTCAAATGCTCAGGAGATTTACCACGCATAGAACTCTTTGCCCGACAAAGGGTAGAGGGTTGGGATTGTTGGGGTAACGAAGTGGAGTCGGATATAGAATTATGAAACGAAACCCCTGCCCCATTAGTGGATGCGACCACAATATACTGCCGACCTCCAAGTATGGTGTCTGTGGTCGGCATACAGAAATACTAGCTGCCTTTGATTGGTATATTGATAAGCTGGCTAAGGCACAGACCCTACCCAAGAGTGGGCTTATCTTGCCGAAAGGGGTGAAGCTACCCTCCTGAATAGTAAACTATTAACCAAAACATACACCCCCTTAGATTTACGGCTGAGTGCGTCTGGTAAGGGCTACTTATTACCGTTCTTGCCTTTTAGGTATTGAAACAACTGTGAGAGGACTTGCGTGTTTTCTTTGGTAGAGTTGTCATAGGCAGCAAGGATACCAGAGAGCCTGTCCTCCATATACTTCCTGTCCTCTCTCATCTGGGAGGTATAATACTTCATTATCCTCATCAAGATAAAGAACATCAGGACAGCAAAGACAGCCCCGAACCCCCATATTGCACCAGCCGATTGTAGAAACTCAATCATCATTCACTCCTTTTCTTATAGGCTAACCAGCCGAATAACCTGACTGCCAGCCACTCAAGATAGGCTACCACCCTGCCAGAGCGATGATGCCTGAAAGCGACAAGCATAGCTCCGTGAAATACATAGTCAGCCATCTTACGGCTCAACTTACCTGCCCAATATCTACAATCAGGGCGGTATAGATAATCGTGGAGGACACAGGCTTTATTATACTTAGCCCAGAACGGTAGGAGCGGAAGTAAGAACTTGGGGATGCTGGCGAAATCAAAGACGAAACCAGCAGGGACGGTTATCCTGTCTCTACTCCCCTTGCACCACCGCTCATAGGTAAACTGGAAGTGCAATCTCCACAACCTGCCACCATACTCCTCCACGACTAGGGGTGTTACGAAACTACTTTTATTTGCCATACTTCAACTCCTGTAAAGGCTCAGCCCTGCTGCGACAGTAATGGTGAGCATATAACTATTAGATAATACATTATAAAACTCAGGATGCCAAGCCCAGAGCATATCATAGACAGTGGCAGCCACGTCAAAGAGGGCAGCAATATCGCTCCAAGCTCCATCATAACGGATACGACTAACAGTAGTCCCTAATACCTCTGTTGCATTGCCCTTCCAGACAATATCAATCCTATCAAGGTAATCTATAGTTATATCCAAGTCGTAGATTGTGGCGTTCTGACCGAAGGTAGCGACTTGGTGGGCATTAACATCTGTCAACTCCTCAACGGCAGCAAACGAGCCAGTTATCCCCTTGCAAAAGCGGATTTGATGCTTGGTCGGGTAAGTGCCAGCTTCATTATGTCCAGCCCAAACAACCTGACATTGACCGCCTGAGTTAATCGCTATCTTCACGCCGAACTGGTCTACATCATAATCATCGGTGGTGAATAGTGTGTCCTCTGCCAGCCAACTACCTCTGTATTCCCTGTGGTAGACAGACCGACCACGCCTTGAGATATAGACACAGTGAACACTATCAGTCTCATCTACGGCTATATCGTGAGACCATATATTATGGTATGTGTGAGTCTCAAGGGTGTAAGGGCTACCCCACACCCCTGATGCTCTCTTAATGTAATCGGCAGAAGCACCACCCAGAGTGCCTTCGTGGTAAATGACGTGAATATCATCGGAGCTGTCTAATGCCATTCGTGGATATTTAATATATTTTTCCGAGCCTATGATGTCCTCTTTCGTAGTCCAGCCAGTTATGGTGTCTCGGTAGATATGATAAAGTGTTCTGTAACTTCCGCTTACCCCTGTCCTCACAGCGTAGACAACCTGAACCTTACCGCTAGAGTCCACCCTCATATCAAGTTCAGCACCATCAGCGACCCCTTCATAACTCTCGGTAACTACCGTCTCAGGCTCGCTCCAAGTCTCGCCATTATCGCCTGACCAGCGAGCCATAATTGATAGCCCATTCACATAAACGCACCAAAGGACACCAGTAGCATCCCTAGCTATATGCCCTTGAGTGCCGTCTGCGTCTATCAGCCACAAGCCTGTAGCTGAATGACCGCTCAGGAAGTCAATGTAGACCTGAGCCGTCCTGTCGTAGAGCTTGGCATTGGCTGTTGTAGTCGTGGTAATCTGGAACTGTATACCCTCATTGTCTGCGTCAGGTAATGTAGCAGTTATCTCAGCCTTATACTCATTATCCACATAGAAGGCAACGCTTACATCTGGCGTGTAATGAGCCTGCAAAATGTAGTCCCAATCGGCGTTGAAGTTAGTGATTAGTTCTACAGTCTCCTCAGAGCCTATGTTCCTAACGTAGCCGTAGAGCGTAGACCCTATGAGCTTGAAACCATAACCAGAACCGATGTCCTTGTCTCCTAGTATCGCATAAGATACGACATCGGAGGCTACGCTACTGACAGCCATCAGGGTCTTAAACACGCTCTCCTTAGCAAACTGCAATACGACACCGCCACGCTTCTCGGTCAGTATCTTGGCAATGCTGGCTGGTGTAACTCCAACAGTAAGTGTCAAGCCTGTCTTATCCGTGCTCGCTGCACCTGTCCCTGTGCATCCAGTAACGTCCCAACCATCAAGGCTCTCCCAATCTGTTCTGAAACCAAACTGAGAAGGAGTTATCCTGATACGCTCAAGGTAATCACCCAAGCTGATGAAGGCTTGCTGTAGCCCTATGTGAGACTCCCAGAGATTATTAAGGTTATCAATGGTTTCGTTCAGAGCCTCAACTAGAGTATTAAAGTCAGGCGTGCCGACACCGAGAGGAGACGAAGCTGGTGCAAGACCCAGAGGGTTATACTCCATCATCTTGCCGAAGCCGAAGCTCATAGAAAAGCCCTTCTCTATATCTGGGGATGGCTGACAGACCCTCTTAATGTATCCTGCATTACCAGCGACCTCATCGCCTGTCCTAGCGTCAATCATATTAACGTAGTCATATTGCTCCTGCCCTGCGTTCATAGGAACTTTACCAGAGCCACGCTCTGAGTCAAGGACATACTTATCCCTGATAGCCTCAGCTATGGCGGTGGCTTGAGTATTGCTTGAGAGCCTGAGTGTAATGAAGTCCCTCTTTTTCAACTCATCGGGGAGGTCGTCATAATCCGTAGTCTGGGCATAGCCTGAATACTGGACGGAGTGGCTTTCGTGGGACTCAACAACTATGTAGTTAGGTATCACGACTCGCTTACGATAGGTCTTGGCAAAGAATGTGTGCTTACCTACGTCAACCTCAGCAAGCTCATACTGGTAGTCGTAGTCTGTGCCCGATGTAGTAGGAACTAATATATGGATTTTACCATCGCTCTTTACTATAGCCACGCAGTTAGTCCAGCTCATCAGTTTCTTAATGGCTGACAGACGGCTACCTCGCTTTGCGATATTGAACATATCCTTTGGCTGGTAGGTTTCTATGATGCCGTCCACACTATCCCAGACCACTTCCCAAGCCGTGCAATGGGAATAGCAGGCAAGGGTAGCACCAGCTATGGCATTGATGAGGGCTTGAATGGTGGTTGTATCATCAGCATCAGGCTCATAGGCTACACTCGCTTGGTCTGCGTTCATCTGGTTAAAGATGCCACCAAGACTCAGCCGAGAATAAGAGCCTGAGCCAAGAGAATGACCCTGCTGCGGTATCACCCATAGCGGAGCGGTGGCTGAATATGCCTCAGCTCCGTTAGGGAGCACAAGACCGTAACTGATAACGCCTTTGAAGCCCTGTAGGGCTAGGTCAACAAGGTCATTATCTGGGTCATTGATAACAACATCGGCAGTTTGGCTATAATCAGACTCAAGGTGGGCTAGATAGCTGATAACGTCCCTGTCGTAAGTATAAGTATCGCCACCTTTAGTCAGCACTATCTTCCAGAGACTATCAAAGTCCTGTTGTTTCTGGGCTTTTAATAGCTCTGCCGATAGTGCTCTCATTATGCCTTTACCTTAAAGCCGAAGCTACCCTCGCTTTTCTTTGCCGTAGCTCCATCACCATCAATAGCCCAGACCACACCCCTCCAATGCCCAACAGGGCTGTCGGTATCGGTGTATTCGTAGTGCTCGTAAACCCCTGTAGCTCCTGTTACGTCCATAGCTGTAGCCTCTTGTAGCGGTGTTCCATCGGCATCCCACAGGTCAATCGTAACAGAGCTAGGGGCTACTAAGTCGCCATCATCATCATATACATAAGCTATGACCCTGATGGTAGCGTTTTTTAGAAATTCAGTAACGACCTTGATAGCCATAATTAACCTCCGATATGTAATCCTATCTTGCGGTATTGAGCAGTAATGAAATTGACCAGCCTATTCTGAGCCGTAATCACGTTGACGAGCCGATGCTGCGTAGTCATAGCAGCGACTCTCAGCTTGCGACCTATAGAATAAATCCAACTATCCCACATAGACCACTTCTGGTCAAAATACATATCATCAAATAGTGGCATTATTTACCCTCCAAACCAACGCTTCTCATCTTGGTAAATTGCCTGTAGCAGCTCCTTAGATGGAGGATACTCAAACATTTTATATTTTGCTTGATAACCGTCAAAAAAACTGGCTTCTTTGCCCAAGTCTACATCTGAGGGGTCTATGGCTGTGGCTGTAGTAACTGCGATAAAACTCCACGCAGACTGAGCTACGGCATTAGCCACAAGAGCATTGACATATCGGGTAGGTGAAGTCCAACCTGTAGCTGTGAGGTCGCCACTAGCATCTAATTCTAGGCTGTGTGTTCCAGCATCCAAGTCAAGGATTGACCTCTCAGTATTATCATCGGGGTATATCCAGAGGCAGATACCCCTTACATTCCTTTCTAAGTCCCCAACATCTACCACAGCATCAGTTCCATTATAGCTGAACACCCATAAACCAGAAGAATGTCTAACCAAGTCAGGCTTACCAGTGGTCATAGAGCCGTGATGTCCTCTAATCTCGTCCTCAAGGACAGTGGCAGGGGGTTCAGCACTCCTGATATAATCTCTGGATTTAAATACTAATCCTGTTGACTTCATCTTACCTCCCAAACCAATGGCGTTCAGCCTCAAAGATTTTCTTTATCTGACCTGCGGAGAGGGCGTAGTTGTAAATCCTGAGTAGCCCAACTTTGCCAGTTAAATAATCTACGGTGTCATTTGAACGACGACCAATAAGTGGATTTTGGCTTGAAGTTATCTCTGCGTCAGCATTTTGAACGCCACCTATAGCAAGTGCTCCATTCTTGACAGAATATAATGTAGCACGATCGTAGGTAAGTCCTGACTGAACCCAAACATTATTAGTAAAGGTTTCAGTCCCAGTTGATACAGCACCATTTTTATCACGGACTTTTGTGCTTATTGTATTAGTCCCATCTGCCATATAAGCATAGTAACCATAATCGGCTGCCCAATACCCTGAATCTAGGATTGTATTTAGACCAGAGGCAGTGACCCCCTTGAACCAGAAAAGTATGGTTATGGCAGAGAAGTTTTTAATAGAAACATCGCTGCCTAAATCCACATAAGAACTTGTGCCGTTAAAGCTCCTCACCCATAGTCCGCTAGGACGCTGACCCATAGTAATATCAGTATGCACACCATGATTGCCGAACCTAGACCTATCATAAAGTCTGGTAGGTTCAATGCCTATAGACGGCTTCTCGGCAAATACTAGACCTGTTGATTTCATCTAAGACTCCTTATGCTGGCGGTTCAGGGGGATGAGCGTCCTCGTATTCCTTGACGGCATCACTAAGGAAGTTATCATAGAGGGTCAGCCGTGCATTAGCATCCTGCTTTCTATCAATAGCTGCCTTCTTCATATCTTGGTATTTGTCTTTATCTCTCTCAGCCCCTTCCATAATGCCTTCAAGGACTCTCCGCCTCTCCATAATTTCCTGATATTCTATGTCTGATAACATATCTCACTCCTTATGCTGGGACTATTCCAGACCCATTAGTAATAGGTTCATAAATCACTTCAAAGTCAAGTTCCCCTGTCTCAGCTCCCAAGTCGGCATTGGTGGTATACATAAACCTTATTTGGGTTACAGCATCACTATCCTTGCCCACCAAGAATGACTTAAATGGGAACTTGTAGTCGGCATCTTCTTCTAAAAACATACCTACATTGGCTCTTAGGACATTGGCTATCTCACCAGCCACCATAGATTTAACAATAGCAGAGCCAACCTCAAAGGCACTCATAGCTGGTGCTCCCAATTCCTTTGTTAAGGGGACTGATGCTCCAGCAGTCGGGAACAAGTCAAACCAGCAGTCGGTTACATTAGCCCCCAGAGTTGCCGTTTCTACCACTCCACCTAAGAAGATAACTCTCACTAGCCCAGTTACTTTGAATAGGTTAGAGACTACAGTTTCGGTATCCCCGTTTATGGTGATATGCTTGGTTCTGTGGATATGGTGATATGCTAGTATCGCATCATCTATCTTTGACATTAGCTCCCCCTCTTGGCATCACGCCAATAGCAGACTATTTCCCTGTTAGTCCCAGTAGTCTGCGTAGCTGTTATGCTTATATCTTCTCTACCCCAGACCTGATTAGCCGAGCCAATTATCTCAACTCTAGCTGGGTCTTGCGGACCGACAAAGGTATTAGCCTCATCATCACTAATCTGTCTCTCAGTGCCATCCTCAGTTGTGAGAACCTTAAAGACTATGGTATCACCTTCAGCCATATTGTGAAGGTCAACCCTGAACTCTTGGAGAACAAACTCGGCGTCAGAACTCTCCCCATACAGGTCATTGGCAGCACCAGTCATTGTCTTGGTATATTTACCTCTGGCAACATCCAGCCCAGCATCTTGGTCTTCACCTAATGTTTCAAGGCTTCTAACCCCTGAGCCTCTAGTAGCTGCGAATAGCCCATAAAGTAGAGGGTGGATTAGCATAGCTTGGTCGCCTACTACATCGGCAGCAGAGAAGGCTGTGTGGTTCATTAGCCCTGTCGTGCTGGTATAGGAACTTATCTGTCTATACTCGCCCTGTGGTGCTGCTCCTGCACCGCCATCATCCCTGACAATCATCATCCACCAACCGAGAAAGTAATCATCCTCCCACCCTATGAGGTCAGCGATAGTAGATGATACGCCAGCCGACACCGCAGTAATATCTCCGAAGTGAACCAGTGAGCCAGAAGTAGCTAGTCGCCTCAGTAGAGCAAAGGCGGACTCGGTATCAGCTAAGACACCAGCAGATACTGTCTGGTCTCTAGTCCCAAGCATTACGGCTAGTGCTGCGTGTAGAGCTTCAATATCTGTTCGGGCAGAGCCATCAAGCGAGACGCTATAAGCTCCACCGCTATCAGAAATATAATTGGCTAGAGCTTGGAACATAGCCTCAACATCTGTGCGTGCAGAGCCACCAATCGTTGCTGAAAAGGCATCGGCTGAAAACCGAAGTAGTAATCTACCAACCTTAGCAGCTATATCAGTTGTGGCTATGTCTGAGAGGTCATCAGCCGTAGCTGTGGCGTCCAATGCCCCTATCAAGGTAGCATTTGCCAAAATAAGAGTTCTTAATGCCCCCAGACCATCTGTTACATTACTCAGGTCTGTCTGGATACCATCAACCACAGTATCCACAGTCCCTACATTGGTGGTGAGGGTATCAATAAGGCTCTTGATATTGGCTAAACCATTGGTGGCATCATCCAGAATGTCAGTATAGGTCAGGAGTTGAGCTATATCTGTTCCCAAATCACTAGAGGAGTCCCACCTTGCTCCGATAATCACGTCCAGAGACCTAGCTATATCCCCTATCTTAGCCGAGATAGAGGCTAGGGTTTCACCAGTTGGGTCGCCTACATCAGTTTGAACTGCGTCAATTAGTGCCTTGAGAGCACCTAGCCCATCTGTGGCATTGCTTAAATCTGTTTGAATACCGTCCACTACCGTATCAATCGTAGATAAGGTAGCTGGAAGCGTTGTCCCTGTATCCTCCAAGATAGAAGCGATGCTTGCAAGGAGAGCGGTCAAAGCACCAGCGTCAGGGATAACATCGGTAACTGCCTTAATAGCATCAACTAGAGCGTCTAAGGTTTGCAGTTCAGTAACTAACTGCTTCACATAAGCCATCATATAGTCTGTGGTCGTTACCGCTCCTGTAGCTGCTGCGGTAGCCTTCGTGCCTAGTGAGGCGAGAAGGGGATTGATAATCAGAACCTCATCGCCTACTTCTGGATTGCCACCAGAAAAAGCAGCGTGTTGGAATATACCACCTGTTGATGTATAGGCTACTACTGGTGTTTGTTGACCCTCTGGGGCTGCCCCATCAGCTTGAACAACGAGTATCTCATAAGGAGTCCCAGCAGTAGTCTTAAACCAGCCAGTTCCCATACCCGCCAGACCTGCTACTCTGAAATGAGTGGTATCATCAATGGTGGTTATTACACCGTAGAAAGCCAGACCATAGTCAGCATATTTTTCAATGAAATTGACGGCGGTATTAAGGTCAGTAATGGACTTCGCCGTTATGTTCAGGGAGACTTGAACACCGACAGAATGAGCAACAGCCGTTGTGCTCTGCTGTGCTCTAGTAACTGTCAAGGTATCGGTAGCACGATTAGTGCACCGCATAATTTCATCTTCAATGGTTATGTCAAAAGGATAAGTGGAAGGAAACCTAGCCCCCTCGCCAGCAGCCACCACAACGCTGACATCATCATCGTCAATAGCTGTAAGGAGAGTGCTGTAAGCTCTGTTTTTTACTACCAGAAACTCAGTCTCGCCCATAATATCACCTGCCTAATCCACTGGATAGCGTTGCTTTATCCTTTGCTTTGTGATAAGCCTCAAGCCAGCTTGAAACTTCTCCTCCTGAATTTGTGCCCACGTTAGATGGTCTCTGGGCACTCTAGTCCCACCTACGGTCTGTTTATTGATTTGTGTGCGAGACTTAGCCCTAGCTGCCATAGCAGCCACGCCAACCACAAGTAGCTTCTCTTGTCGGACATTCAACGTGGAGGTAGACTCCGTTACACTATGGAGTTTATGGCAGTAGAGGTATGCGTCCTCAGTCCCAGAAGGTCGCCGAGTCGTATCTATCCTGACCGTATCTCCCCATCTGCTTACATTCCGCAGGTCAGGGTTAGTCGTGCCGACAGGATACTCGGCGTGTGTAACCTCAATCAAATCCTCAATATCACTCACGTCATACTCAATAGAGTTGACTGTAAGCGAAACCGACTCCTTGACTTCATAGGGTCTCGCATCCGATATGTCGGCAAGGCGAGCACCTATGTAAATGTCTAGCTCATCATCCTGCCACTCCATTGTTCCAGCAGGGTCAAACTCATCCCTTAACAACTGACGAACTAGAGCACGGATACCATCTATGTGGTTCTTTGCCATCAGCTATTCCTCACATCTTCGGGCTTTATGCTACCGTGTTCTAGCCCTTCTAATAGACGGACAGCAGCGAGAGCGTTCTCGTGTGAGTCGCATCGCTGCTTTACTACCCATCTGCCGTTTTTCAAATGATACACCGCTTTACCCCTAACTTGATATGGCATCTTTGCCCCCTACTCTTTCTCCTCCTCCTCTGGTGGAAAGAACTTCTCGTAGAGGCTTACGTGGGCTTCGGTTAATTGCTTGGTATCGTTGAGCCGTTTCAAGGCAGCAGAAGCTATGCCGTGAGCCTTAGTGCCCAGATGTATCTCTTTCTCTAGGTTCACCGACTCTGGGGGAATAAAGAGGTTCATCTGTCCAGTAGGTATCATCGCAATATCGTGTTTCCCACAGGTAGGTTGCTCTAAAAAGAACCCCTTGTTGTCGCAGGTAAGCCGTTTGCCGTCAGCATCTTCCCCACGATAAGGGCACATATATTCATTCCGTGCCTCAAAAGATTTCAACTCCTCCTCGCTAAAGCTCAAGGTCTCTCGGAGCTTACGCAGGATTTTGATGGTCAGTATGTCCTCTTTCTCTGGCAAAGCCCCTAGTAATTGTGTCCTTTCCAGTATGGTCAGTTTCACTTTTATACTCCTTTTCCGAGTTTATTTAGGGGAGATTTTTAAGGCTCTCCCCCTTGCCTTATCTTGGTTATGTTGCCGCATTGTAGAGTGCTAGGTATTTGTCCGTCCCAAACACCCTGAGTTTGAGAGAACCATCTGCGGTAGCTGCGTTTTGCGAAACATACGGGTTGCCAGCACCTATGAAGTCAAACAGGTAGGTAGCAGGGTTCGTGTGCTCTATCTGGAAGATAGAGTTGAGTGCTCTAGTCCCAGAGTTCCTGAACCTCAACATACCAGTCTCGCCCAATGGAGCACTTCTCAAATCCATATCCACGTTGAAGGCAAACCATCTGTTGACAGCCGTCCCTGGGTCATTCAAATCAATATAGATACCCAGTAGCATTTCCATTGCGTGGTTGCCAGACATAGTATTGGTATGGATATACATACCGCTAACGATGGGGTTGGCAGCACTAATAGTTATATCTACCGAAATGCCCTCAGTGTATCCAGTGGCGGTATGAATACCAGCACAGGTATAGGCAATCTTGAGACCAGCAGTTCTGCCACTAGCACAGGTGAGATTGTCGGTAACGGTCAGCAATATAGCGTTCAACGCCGTAGAGCCAGCCAGTGTTACCGCCAGCCCATCAAGGTTGATGTTCACAGCACCGATTTCGCAATGATGGAACAGCGTCTCCTTAGCGTGTGCTACCGCCGTAGTGCCCCCCTGTGCCCTGACGATGGTTAGAGTCTTGGTGGCTGTGGTTACAGCCGTAACCTTTACAACCTCCTCATCATCAGTCCCAACGTCCAGTAGAGCCATAAAAGGAGCAGTAGGAATATCGGTAACACTCTTGACCACCAGAGACGTAGCCGAAGCTGTTATCGCTGCCGTGATGTATGAGTTCCACAAAGCTAGTAAAGTTAGAGTTTTCACTTCTCACTTTTCTCCTTATTTTATTTTCATTAGAGAGGAAGTGTTACGTCCCCCTCCCGACCTTTATTTTTGACCAGAGATTAACTAGCGTCATACAGACGACAGCCGAGTTCGGGTGTCAGGGTCTTGAAGCCACAGAGCAAGGAAATGGTCATTAAGTTCTTGAACTGCGGTGTAACGTAGTCATAGACCACGTTCATTGAGATACCGTTATAAGCTACAGTAGCTCCCTTAGCTCCACCCAGAGGCGGTTCTAACGGTGCTGACACCATCGCAAAGCAATTCTTGTGGAATAACAGGTTTTCCTTGCTTGTCGTGGCAGCAGCGTGGAACGTAACCACATCACCATCAGAAGCGACAGCTTCTAGGGCAGGATAAATGGGGAAGTCAGCCTCGCCACCAGAACAGGTCGTGTCAGCAGTAAGAACATAATGTCCTGCTACGCCTGTTATGACGAGAATACTGCCTTTCGCATAAGTATCCGTAGCTCCTAAGCCGTCAATGTGGATGGTGGCTGTGCCAACAGGATAGTCCGCAGCAGCAGGGCTATCAATCGCACCTGCTACAGTGGCAGAGCCTATGGCGTGGGTCTGGATATTCTGGTTCTCAAAGAAGTCAAAGCCAAAGATACGCCCCAGAGAGGCTTCACGGAGAGCAGTCGTCTGCCCTGTCTTGTCTAGGTCTCGGAAGGGGTCTGTGGAGAGTAACAAAGCTGTGGTAAGCGGACTCATCACCGCTACCCTGCCCCTCTGCGGAGCTTTGTTGTCTCCCAAAACCTGACGACCACCTAGCAAACTTTGGACAATGGTTAAAACGTTGGTTTCCGTGATGTCATAGTAGTAGGGTATATCCTTATAGAGCCGAGCCAGTTTAACATCAACCGCATCGGCAATCGCCTGCACAGCAGGCTCAACGAACTGACCATAGAAACTTTCAACTTCTTGGGTCAACTGCTTCGCACCGACCTGTAAAGGCACGGTGAGAATAGTGTCCATAGGAACTTCAACGTATTCCTCAGTTACGTTCTGGAACTGCCCTGTGAGGTCTCCATCAAACTCAACAGCGTCTACTGATATTGGCTTACGAACCTTAACGGACTCGCCGACTTTCTTAAACTCCTTAGAGTAATCCTTGTAAACGAGACCGCCAAATACCCAGTTGTTCAAGAGAGCGATTAAGCTCATCTTGGCTACAGCCGTTGGGGTAATCAACGTATTCACTGGTTTCTTGTCCCTCCTTATTTATTATTTAGGCGGTGGGGCAAGTTTTTGCTCTAAGTCCCTTGTCGGCATACTTTCAGCCGTCTCAGCCGTTAGAGCTTGTTCCCTAGCACCAGTGGACTCAGTTGAAAGTGGCTCAAAGGACTTGACTTCGGTTAATCCCTCAGCCCCCTCCTCAGCCTCAGCTAGGCTCTCAGGTATAGCTTTCGTTCCAGCGAGTCTGGCAGCGATTTTGTCAAGGGTCTCCTCATCGGTTAAGCCTAGACCTTCAAGGTGAGCCTGTGCATCCTCGTCAAGTTTGTATTTAGCAACAATCTTGGGGATGGTTAAGACCCCCTTGTCTCTGCCTACCTCCTCTTGGTCAGCCTTCAACTGTAGCTGCCCCCTCTTGAGTTCGGTTTGACCCTCATCTAATTCTCTTTCTCGCTGGTTTAAGGCTTCCGTTCTTTCAAACGTAGCCATTGCACTTGGTTCTGCTGAGCTGCGAGCTGCTTCCCTTGCTGTGTTTCGGCTTTGAGCCTCAAGATTAGTAAGGCGAGTATTAAGGGACTCATTCTGACCTTTCAGGGTATCCCTCTCACTCTTTGCCTTCGTCAACTCTTTGGCTCTACCAGCCGAAGCCTCAGCATCGGACTTCAACTTATCGTATGCTGCTTGGGTTATGCTAACTTTCTTGCCCTCTTTGGAAGTAGCCTCAGCTTTACGAGAAGTTGTCGGCTTCTGGTCAGTGCCAAGTGCGTCCTCGTTCAGATTTGGTTTGTCCCCTTGTTGACTCATTATTGGTCAACCTCCTATATTTATTAGTAATAGCACAATACTTTTGATTTGTCAACTATCTTAACATACGCTCCCTCCATAACCGTAAGATTTCGTCCAGCTCTGCGGACTGCTCCTCGTATCCAGCCCACTTAGCTCTACGTTCCGCAGCCTCCTGAGCAGCAGCTCTGGCAGCCCTCTCCGCATCGGACATACCTGCATCCATTTCTCGCTGCTCAACACCCTTAGATACCTTGCCTGTTATGAGCAGCCAAGCGTCCAGCTCAGGATACTTAACCCTCATTTCATATCTAGGCTCACCCTTCGGAGTTTCCTGATATATCAGGTAGAGCTGCCATACTTCTCTTGACGGCACTTTCTCAAAGTTTCTGCGTTTCTTAAAGATACCCAGAGCGAGCATAGTATCGTGGAACTGAGGATGCTCCATTAAGAACCAATCATCATCATACCACTCATCTTGATAGTCTGGTTTGCCAGCATCTATTATCAGGTAGTAACCAACGAAGTTATCTACTTGTTCTTCGTGCCCTATCAGGGATTTGTAGGCACTCCTGCGGAAGCGAGCCTCTTTGAACTCCTTGCCTAAAGTGCCCAAAAATAGTTTTGACCTTTGCTCCGCCCTAGCCTCCGTGTCGGCTATGTATTCAGTGTCGTTTTCATCACCATAAGCATCCCAGATGTCAAACAGGTCTTGATACTGCTCGGTAATCTCATCATACTGGACGACAGGAACGCCCTCAGCTTTCGGGGTATCCACGCCCTCAATGATATTCATAGCCTCAGCGAACTCAGGATGGTTAAGCAGAAATCTCTCTCGCCTGTATCCCTCTGACGGTAGTTCATAATACTGGACATACAATTCTACCTGTTCGGGAGTGAACCGCAGGAAATCAGGCTCAGCTCCTACGCCACCGTAGGCATCACGCCTCCACCTATCAAGCCTGTATTCCTCATTCTCCTCAAGATAAGCAGCACGCTCTCGCTTGATACCCAGAAGCCTCTCCTCATCATTGCTGATGTGAGCGTATTTCTCAGGTATACCTACGTTATAAAAAGTGTCCTGCTCACGCCAAGTCCTGTTGATGCTCAGGACAGGTATATTCCACCTGACCCCACTCCTGCCATTCTCAAGGATATAGACATCGTTATCAGGCAGACCTCCATCATCGGTAAGTTTTCCGTTCTCCAAAGCCCAACGGTAAGCGTCCAGATTATCTACCAGCCACATCTTAGCTTCGGAGCTGCCTGCGGTGAACTCATCTATCACCTTGCCCCTGTCAATCCAAGCGTTGATTATCTTGTCAGGAGTAGGGACTTCGTTAGTGCCGACCTCAATCGCCTCCACCTGCCTCAGAATGTCCCTGAACTGTAGACCACCGCCGACATCGGTCAGCATTATCTTTTCTATAGCAGCCTCTCTCAGCTCCAAATCCTCAATATCCTTAGCCAAATCCCAAGCATCGTAGAGCTTCCTATGCGTAGTTTTCAGCTCAAGCGATGGTGTGGGCACATCTGGGACTTCAATGCCACGCCACTCACAATAGTCTGGGTCATTAGCCTTGAGAAGCTGAGCCTCCCAACTGCTAGACCTGCCCTCTGCTACCAGTTGCTCATAGAGGAAGTGCGTCTCTATTGACTTCTCAGGAGGTAAGGTGAGGGACGGAACGGCATCATCGGGTATATCAAGGTCGGCGACCAGCCTGTTGAACTCGTTATACGCTTCAATCGTGAGTATCGGGGCTTGCCCCCAGAGAGCTAATCTGGCGTTATCCTCTGGGTGGGCTACCAGCCAATCAAGTTTAGGATTGACTCTAAGCTCTGGTATCTCCTTGAGCATCCGCTCCTGTTCATCTTCACTGGCACGGTGATACCTGCGGATAAGGTCTAGCTGTCGCTTCGTTAAGTTACCCAGATACGCTTTAGGATACAGCTTGATGTGTGCAGCTAACTCCTCTGGGTCGGTTATCCTTTGACGCTCTTGCCATTGCTGGTAGTATCCCTCAAAGGTAGTGCCTTTCTCTGGGTCAGCGTTAATCCTGTAGATTGAAGTGTTGGGATAAGCACCCACTAGCGTCTCGCTGGCTTCCTTGTCATACCAGTTGAACACTGTATCTGGTATACCAGCCTTGCCCTCCAAGTCGGCAGCAGTAATTCCCTCCAATAGCCCTGCATATGCTGTGTTGAGTTCTCGCATATCGTAAATATCAGGCTCATCCAGCGACAACACAGGCACGCCCTCAATGATTTCGCCTAGCCTACCCTCAGCATTACTTAGTTCGTGCTCCATTACTATCGGGATTTCACCTAAGAATAAGTCCATAGCCCTTTGAGCTACCTCTGTCTTGAGCTGGTCTATCTCGTCAATTTTTAATCGCTTCTCCTCTGGGGTCATAGTCTTGGACTTGTATACCTCATCCTGCATCTGGCGTAATTCAGATAAATCTCTTGCGACCCTCCTCAGATACCGTGCAGAGGCAGAGTAAGACGTATCCCCCTCAAAGTCAAAATAGAACAATAGCTCTGGATGAGCTGCCTTGTAGGTCTCAAACTTCTCCTGCTCATCCAGCGACAGCATTTCCTTGAGGTAGTTCTCGCCTTCTTGGTATTCCTCTAACAGCTCGTAGAAGCGGTTGACCGTCTCGCCTGCTGAGCCATACGGATTGCGGACTACGAAAGCCTTTAATACTGGTATGTCAGCCAGCGTTGGCGATGGCTCTGGTATGTCTGGGCTGATGCCTGTGCCTTTCAAGATAGCACTCAGTATGTCCAGAGTATAAGCACCTAAGCCACCTGTCCAGCCTCTTACCACATTCTCAAACTTGGCTGGCGATATGTTCAGCCATTCGCCTATCTTCTTGGAAAACGGCGAAGTCCAGCCAGTATATTGAAGCTCAGGAGGCATTGTCTCCCTACTCGCAGGCACGATTTTTCTTTTCATAAAGAAGCTGTAATTAGTTATCCACTCCCAAACAGGGATGAGAGCCGTTGGCACTGGATTAGGAGCACCTTGCTCAACTATCTCAAGTAAGGTGTCTCTCATAATGTCAGGGTCTTTTGTATCTGAGTATTCCAAAAACCTTTCAGGGATAGAGCCAAATATAATGCCTAGCTCAAAAGGTTTTGGTATGCGGTAAATACCAGTCTTGAATAGGTTAGGGTCATTTATCCATTCGGCTTTTTCCTTTGCGGTCATTTCATCCCAATTATCAGGCGGAGGTTTAACAAAGATAATCCAGAATAAATCCTTTTGCCATTGAGGTATCTCTTTCCAGCGTGGGTCGTCTCTGTTAGCATAATAAAGCAAGATTGACGGCAAAGTTATGCCGACAAATATCTTCATTGATGTTCTAACTGGCTGCTCTTTGAACGAGCTTATTATATGATACCAACCACGCAGGTTCGCATTAAAGAAGGCTGCCAATTTATTTATAGAGTGAGCTGTAGTCCCTGCTTGTGCGAAGTCCAAACTCACATTCCTAGCAGAGTAGCCAGCTTCAAGGGGAACAGCACCACGCCTTATGCCAGCCTTGAACTCACCAAGCCTAGTAGCCTTCTCTCCTAGCTCGCTTAGTATCTGAAAGAACTCCAAAGGATGCTTGATATATGATGTAAACTTATGACCCTCCACGACCTCCTTAAAGGACTTGGTAAGATATTGCCTGTCCATTGAGACCAACATAGAACGCTCAGCACCAGAAGCACGATACATCTGGTAATCAGCATCCCTCCGTATAATACTTGCCACGCCTCTCATAAAATCTACGGCAGGCAGGAAATTATACAGAGAGTAAACAAAGGCAGTTAGTTGGTCTCTGGCAGGATTGCGAACCATAAAGTCAGGACTCAGAGTAGCACCAGCTCGCAGCCATTTAGCAGGATAGGAAAGGAACTTGCCAATGAGACCCATTGACTCTCTATCCAGATTAAGCAGGGCATCACGCAAGTCTGGGTCTACCCTAAAATGTCTCTTTCTACCATCAATTAGAACTGTAACCTCATCACCACGAACAAAGAACGATGGACGGAAGATGTCCACGACTTGCTCATTCTCCGCATCTGTTAGCCCCTCAATCTCAACACCTACCTCCTTTGCGGATACTCTAGCTACTTTGGCTATAGGTGTTTTAACCCTCTCAAACCTATCGGCAAGCTCTGGGTTCTGGTCTACCAGATTTGCCATCATTATCCCAACTTGGTTTCTCTCGGCAGCACTCACCAATACATAGGTGTTCTTGACTATACTCTCAAGAGGATTGACTATCTCACGCTCTGAGCCTTTTATCCTCTTGATAGGTTGAGCGATGTTAGCCATCTTCTTACCCATAAAGCCCTTAGCTGCCAGCTCATTATAGACTCGGTAGAATGGGACATAAGCACCGAACTGCCTCAATTTTTCAAGTAGCTCAGGGCTTAGCAGACCCATTTCACTAGCGTAAGAGAGTAAGTTATCCTGATACTTATAGAGCCTATCTGCCAGCTCAGGGAAATATGTATTTTCGCCAGACAGTTGTGCTACCGTATCCCTAGCATCCTCCAATGTTATACCAGTTTCTATCTCCCTGCCGTGTAATTCTACTGCCCTGCGAGCTACAAGGTAGGTGCTGAAATCTCTCCACTTCTTAGGCTCTTTGACAACGTGGAGGATGCTCTCAAGAGACTCGCCAGTATAATTAGGGACTGCCTTGCCTTTAACAGTTTTATAAGTTACCTTCCCCAGAGTGCCATACTCAATAAAGACATTCGCCTTGCCGATAATACCCCTTATCATTCTAGCTGCTATGTATGGGTCTTGCTCTATTTGTAGGTCAATCCCACCTTTAACCGCTTCCTTAGTAAACATCTTGATTGCGTAGAGGTCGTCCACCATCTTAACCTGAAAGGTATGCCAGCCCCTCTTAATCTTGTCGGCTATACCTACATCGCTAGGCTCTATCTCAATCCTCTGGGCTACCCTACCTGCTGCCGTTCTTGCTGGCGGTGCAGGAGCTACTGGAACAGCAGGTGAGACCACAGACGGAGCTGGTTTCTTCGGAACTCTCGGTGGCTGTATCCTTGCCTTTGGAGGAGGAGTAAGTTCAGCCTCCAACTCCGCAGCCATCCTAGCTGCTTCGGCTGGTGTCGTGGGGATAACACCCTTAACTATCCTAGCTCTCTGCTCCACATCAGATGGCAGTTTAGCAGGCTCATACCAGTTGCCAGTTTCAGGGTCTTGCTCATATCCCAGAGCTTTCAACTGGTCGGGGGTCTTGCCCACAATATCCGATGGGCTGACCCGATGCAATGAAGCGTAAACAGCTCCGAACACGGCGACAGGAGCGGTGGCAATTAAAGTTCTCGCAAACACATCACCTAACCCCTCAAAGTAGCTCTGGTTCTCGTCAACGACCCTGATAGCAGCGTTCATAACTGCCTGTTGAGCTACTTCCTCAAGTGCCTCAGTTATCTCAATCGTGCCGAATGTAATGAGTCCTTTCTTGGTCAGGCTGAGCAAAGTCCTCTGGGCTATCTGCTCAGTTACCTCTTTAGAGAATATCTTAAATATACTAGGGAACACTTGCTTGAGGTAAGGCAAGTCCCCTGCTACTTCAATAGCCGATACTAGCACGCCTATAGGGAGAGCCATCAGACCAGCCTGCTCCTCAGTAGCTCCGTGAGCTATAAGTGCATCGTAGGCTTCCTGAGCCTGCGGAGGCGTAGCCATCGCCATACCAGCAGCGATGCCCAAAGCTGGATTGCCAGTAGCCAGAGCAACGGTTACGGTAGTTCCCATTATCGCCATCATAAAAGGAGCGGTTGAGGCAAACTCGTAAGCCCAATACATAGGGTCGCCAGCCAGCTCAGGATGCTTGACCACACCCTCAGCCCACTCGGTTCTAGGAACTAACTCAGGACGCTTGGCTACCCACTCCTGCCACTCTCTTTGCCCGATTGAGTATACAC